TAGTTTCCATAGTTGCTACTATGCTTGTTAATTCTGCATTTGCTTGCGTTAAACTTGCTACCTGCTCTTGTAATTTCTCTATATCTGTTTTAGGAACATCTTGAATTATTGCTACAGGTGGACTAGCACTAGTATCAAGACCTGATAGTGTTTTACCATCAGGCACTTCTACTACAAGACTATGTAGTTCACCTTCAGGTATTTTAAAATCAGTCCCAGTCATTTGTACAAATACATTATTTAAATCATCATAAATTATTAATCCTTTCATATTATCCCTCCTCATTAATAGATAGCAAAATAATAAACAGTCCCATTGCTAACGGTAGTTTTAATTGTAAAACCAGTAGTAGTTGCATCTAAAAAATCACCATAATCCCCACTAGCTCTTGTATTCCAACTGTCATTTGGTACGCTTGGGGCAGATACTTCTCCACCCATATAGGCGTTTAAATTCGGCAATACAATTCTCATTTGTGCCATAGCACCTGATGGATTATTAGGTACAAACCATCCCACATAATAAAGTGGTTGATACCCTAAACTCACACTAATTTCAGAGCTTATAAAGCTAGTGTCTTTGCCAGATATATTTATAACGTAAGTTCCTACACTAAATTTGTAACCCCCTAAGCTTTCTATCGTTGCTTGCCCAGTTAAATTAATTCCATTTGCACTACTAAATACTTTTCCTGACACGACATCATTTATAGTAGCATTTCCTGTTACTGGTGCTATAGTTTGATTTCCACTTAAGTATTGTCCACTCGTAATTATTTGTGCAGTTGTACTTGGATTATATGTTTGTGCTGACTTACTTAGAATATTTCCTACAACATCTCCCGCGTCTGTACTAGCAGTTTTACCAGCAAGGATGTCAGACGCAGTTGCATTTCCACTTCCACCCTCACCCTGCAAGATAAAATTTGTTCCATTGTACCTCATTGTATATATTGATCCAGCAATTAAATTAGTAACATTATTACCATTAGCCTTTTTAATAGCCTTTGCACCCAAATTATTAACATTTATTGTTGTATTCCCTGTAGAACTATAATTAGCTTTAAAACTTATTGCTAAAGGTTCACTGTAACTAGTAACATTTGGATCTATTGTTATAGTATAAGCATTACCACTTCCTGTACTAGTCCCCCCATAGTAAATTCTATCTGAATTCAATGCACTTATTTTATTAGATTGTGATTTCATTGTATTATCAATAATATCCATATTGTTATTTATAACAGTAATATCTGCTGTTTCTATATCTGTTGGTTTTACCAAATTATAATTTCTTGTAGTTGTTGACATTCACTATACTACCTCCCTCGTTTTTAATTCTTCCCATGTTCCAGTTTTTACTTGTCCCCATGTTAATTTCTTAACTTCTCCCCATGTTGTAAAACTAAACTCATAAACCACACCTAAGTGCGCTGGTTTTAATTCTTCTATAACATCTTTTAAATCTTGTAGATTAGGTGGAATTCCCTTTTTATCTGTAAATTTAACAGTAAAATAATATTCTATATTGTGTTCAGTTACTTCGACCGTACCATTTTGAAAACTCTCAGCAATCTTTTTAAGAAAAGACACTGTAAAAGTTCCTTGTCCTTTTTTCTTAGCTAATATTCTACTTCTTCGAATTTCATACGAGTCATTTACATTAGATGTTATTTTAAATTCTTCTTCCCATAAATACAAACCCCAAGTAGCTTTATTGATAAAGCATTGATTTATAATGTCTTGATTATCTGTATCCAATTTATCAATCTCATATTGCTGATTATTATAAATAGTATCTAGAATATCCTCATTTTCATATAAAAAAGATGGTACGTAAATCTTAAGCATTACTTACCACCACACTTCCTAATACTGCAATATCTTCTTCTCCTATTGTTACATTAGCACTAGCTCCATTTATTAATAATTTATTATAATCGCTTACTCCAGTACTTGTAAGAATAACATTTCCTACCTTTGCATAACTAACATAGTTTTGCTTAAATGCTATGTCTTGTAGGTATTCTGTTAAAGCCGTTTCTACATTTAACTTTACTTGACTTAATGTATATTCATTTTCATCAATTAATAAATCTGCTGTAATATTTATTGGAACTTCATGAGCTGAAATAACTGTAACGGTTGCTCCTATTGGTCTTACAGTTTCTATATAATTGGCAACATTATTTACAATTGTAGAATCTGCTCCTCTTTTATTCGAGTTTATAACGACTACCTTTACAGTACCATTTCCAGCCCAAAGTGGTATACATTTGGCATCACCAACATTTGAAACCTCTAAAGCCCATGATTCATAGTGATATTTGTTACCACTAGTTTGAGGATTTTGTATTCTTAATTTATATCTATTATATAAATCTTCATTACTTTCTTTATCAGCTCCATTAGTTACATTATCTAAATTTGTAACTCCTGTTATCCCATTATATTTAGTAGGCATTACAGTTATAGAATTTGCCATCACATTATATTTAGATCCTATAGATTCTGCTTCTACCTGTGCTAAAATCGTTGTTGCTCCTACTGGAATTGTTGCATTGTTTATAACTTGATAAGATAGTCCATTAAGTGTTTTTACATATGCTCCTGCTGGATATGTAGCCCCTTCAACACCTGTAAAAGTTACATAAGTAGTTGCTTTAGTTCCATCTTTTTTATCAATTCCCATTTCATCAGTTCTAGCTTCTAATTCTTCGCTATAACCATTTTCAAGTGCATATTTAGCAAAGACTCTACTTAAAATTTGATCCATCTTTATTTTTACATCTGCAATTTCAATACTTACTGGAGCTTGTGAATCATGAACAAAACTACCTTCCGAAGTATCTACATTAGTTATTCCATTCTTAAGCCTTGATAATATATTTTCAGCACTTTCAGCATATTTAATCATTTACTATTTACACCCCCAAACTCAAATCGTTATATTCTATAGTTCCATATTTTGTATTTAATATCATGCTTACATTTAGTCCTTCATTGTCATTCTTAGTTATACTATTATAGGTTATTCCATTTATGTATTTTCCATCGACTAAACATTCATTAATCACATTCTTTATTTTATCTTTTACATTATCAGTTAAGCTGTAGCTAATTATTTCATCTTCTAATCCAAGTCCATAATTCTTACTATATATCATAAGAAATTTCTTTCTACCCTTTGGAGTTTTTAATTTCTTATAGACTCTAACTTTTAATGCTTCTAAATCTTCAACTATTATGAATTTGCCATTCTCTAATAAAAATCTATCATGCTTAAAATCCCAAGCATATTCTTTTAATTTATTAAGTTCATATTTCTTGTATTCTGTTATATTATTATCAGATACAGTAATAGTTAAATTACTGTTTATTGGTAATATACTCACTATATCATCCCTAACACTATGTATTTTTGATTTTCTTCACTAGCAACCGGATACAAAATTACAGTATTATCTACCTGAAATACTGAATCATGAACTATTGTTGCATTATTTGTATTCCCATTAATCGTAATCCTCACATTTTCTATGTATCCTAATAAATCTTTACTTATATATAGATTTTCTTGAAATAAAGGTAATTCCCCTTTTACGATTTGCAAAGGATTAATACTTTTTACTACTCCAAAATCAAGCGTTGGTGAATTACTAACCGCCCCTTGATTTCTCATAATATTTATTAATTGTTCATACTGATTAGCCATAATCCACCTCCAACTAATTTAGTTTATATCCTGTTATGTTTTGCCTTCCTACTTGATTAGCCCAATCTAATGCACTCTGGTCTGCTCCTAAATATAAATCTAGTCTACTAGCAGAGTTAAATTCATTTCCACCACGATCTTGAACTTCCCATATTCCATCCTCTACTCCACTAATTCCAGCTAAATAAAATTTAGTTCCAAAAGGATATATATTTGATGCGCACATTCCATATGCAACAGTTTTTCCTGAAGCAGTTGTAAACCCTACTCCTGCATCAAGCGAAGTATAGGCTGTTATTTGAATATCCATTTTTGTAGCATTACTTAAGTCAGCATCGCTTGCTGTACTCGTAATAGGTGTTCTTGTTTCTAAAATTCTTCTCGCTGTATAAAATCCAGTCATATCACTAACCTTACATACATCACCAGTTTTAGGTTCATGAATAACTTGATCGCCACCTATATAAATTTGGACATGTCCTAAATCTTCTCTTGGGAATACTAAATCCCCAGGCTCCAATTCATCCTTACTTACTTGGCTACCTTGATAAACTTGTGTATAAGTAGTTCTTGAAAGAGTTATCCCATAATGAGCATAAACCTGTTGAGTAAATCCACTACAATCCATTCCAACATTCCACTCATTACCGCCCCAAACGTAAGGCACACCTAACTGTGAAAATGCTAAGCTTAATATTTGCTTTTGTTCTTCAGTTGTGCAATATTTATATTCTCCAGCACTCCCATATAGCGCAACAGCACTTATATTATTCGTACTACTTGCCGAATACTCTTTTTCATCCATCTTCTGGCTATAAGATAATTCTAAAGATGTTATATACTGACCATTCTTAAAATTCCATGTATGTGTATCACTTTGTATATACATAAAATTATCCTTTATTTCTTCTATTAATGGATATTTAATCTTAACTGAATTACCAGTTATATAAGTAACATCACCTAAAACCTCACATGATACGCTATATTCAACTCCTTGTAACATATTTTCACAAACTGTCTTATAATCCTTTCCAGTCTCTTGTTTATATAACTCCTGCAAAACTCCATATTTGCTTGTATTACCAGCATCGATTGTATCTATTTTTTTACCAGTAGAATCTAATACTTGTATCCTATTAATCATATTTTGCATACTGTCAGTAAAAGTTAACGAAATTATATTACCGTTACAAGTGCCATCTGTTGAAGTATTAGGAGTTATTAATATACCAGCTAATATCTTATCTACCTCGGTAACACATACCTTATTGATATTCATATATAAATAATAAAATTTACTATTCTGTTTATACAATTCAGTATACATTTGCATTATTGCATCATAACCAGTTACATCAGATAACAATCTATTTACTTCAATATCACTTGCTTCTAATTCGCCCTCTTCCAATTCTAACGAATTAATTATCTGTTTACTTGCTTTGTCAGCAGTTATATTACTAAAATTAAAACTTACCTTTGATTTTTTAAGGTAGTATGCATAATCTACAGCATTAAAATTAAGCTGATTACTTTCAGCAACAATATTTTTTGTTATTATTTCCCCTCTAAATATTTCAGTCCCATCTATATATAAATAAGCTATATCACCAGAATTTATCATCTCAGTTGGCAGACTAGTATCTTGGGTTCCAAATATATAAGTAATATCTAAAGACCTACATACATTTGTTAAAGCACCTTTCCAAACTACTTTTGTTAAATAAGGTGTTATATCTAAAATTGAACCAGCTCCATTTCTATAAATCTTAACATTTAAATTAAATTTACTCATAGATATATCACCTGATCTGTATATATTAAATCTGGATTAGATATATTGTTTCTACTTGCAATTTCTTGCCATCTACTTGAATCACCATAATACCATTTTGCAATTTGAATAAGTGTATCACCCTCATCAACAGTATAAGCGTACGTTCCCACAGGTAATCCATATAAGGTCAATGAGCTACCATCACCCGAGCTTGTATCACTTGATGAACCCGAACTATTCGTTGTACCATCTGAATTAACTAGATTTAAAGACCTATCTTCTATTAAATCCATAGTATAATAAATATCTCCTGTTCCGTCTTCTTCTCCCCAATTAAAATTATTGATACTAAACATTTTAGCAACTTCACTACCCAGTATAAATAAGCTAAATACAGTATCGTTTTCCATCCAATTTCGAAATTTATTCACATAGTTTTGTGGTTCTTGATATGTCCCCATGATGAAGTCATACTTATGGGCTGGAAAGAAACTACTTATACTTAACTTAGTTAATATACTACCACCTTTTATATTGAGTTCTCCAAAGTTTACTATATCTACGCTAGAATTATTCTTTCCCTCATTAATGGTATATTTTGAAGGTGGAATAGGTAATAATACATCATCATCTTTGCTCACTAAATGCCATTCCAAAGCTCCCATTTATCCATCCCCTTTCCTAAAAAATAAAACAAGCCTGACCTATTTTAATATCAAGCTTGTTGATTGTAGTTTTTGTACCAATTGATTTGTAATTTTATCTATATCTGCATCTTCCCTAACAACTATGGAATCAGCTAATTTCGCTATCATAATACTACTGCCAGCATTACGAGAATTGCCTTGATCTACTTCTTCTGCTTGTCTACGTGTTAAAACTCTTTCACCTTGATGTAAATAAGTATAGTAGTTATCATATGGAACACGATTTAGACCAGCTTTTCTTCCATTTTGATTCCCATCAACTTTAGGTTTAGTTGCATCAAATATTTCTCCAATAAATGGAATTGAACTCTTAAAAAAGTTACTAGATTTAGAATCACCTTGTAACCACTTAGTTTTATTTTCTATCCATGGAGTTAACTTGTTTTCTATCCAGTCCGCAAACTTATCTAATTCTGGTACAAGCATTTCTTCAATTGGAGCAAAGGCACTTTCTAAATCTCTACTAACTCTACTGAATCTAGATTTTAAATCAGAATACTGATTATTCTTTAAATCTGTCATAACATCTTTACTTATATTTATTTGTTCCTTGCCATAATTGGTAAGTGCTAATATTGATTGAGAACCAACATCTTCCCATTGGGTTCCCATTATCCCCTGTCCAATTTGAAATTGTTGGCTTTTATCTATAACTCTACTTAACCTATTTAATATATCTAAAGTTGTATCTTTTGCAGTAGCTCCACCAGCATTTAGATTCTTTTTAGTTTGAGTTGCATCTAATCCAAGCATTTGAAAATATTGATCTGCCGAACCATCCTTACCTCTTATACGCAGCTCTTTTATTGCATCATTCAACTTGTCCACTTGAAAGGCTCCTGAATCGATACCTGCCTTTAACATATTCATTGCATCTTGAGCACTAAATCCAAGTTCTTTCCAATACACAGAATACTCACTCATTTGATCAAATAAATCACTATTTTGATTTAATCCATTTTGTGCTCCTTGTACAAGTAAATTTAAAGCTTGTTCACTTGTTACTCCAAATTGTTTCATCATAGCATTAGTTCCTCTGATGCTCTCATTTGCATCAGTTCCAAAAGTATTCTCTATTGCCATAATAGACTTAGCAAACTCAGTCATTTTATCAATATCTAATTTTCCAATTTGTTGTGCAATTAAAGAGATAGTATTGGCCAATTCAGTTCTATCTTCACCATATCCACTGGTATATAAATCACTTATAGATTTATTATATTTTTCTGCATCAGATTTTGATAAACCAGTAGCGCCAGAAATCTTATTAGTTGCTTTTTGTCTATCAGATTGCTGTTCTATAGTTGTATCAATTGCTGATTTAACACCCTCAATTCCTTCTTTAGCAATTGCAAATTGAGTTATTAATCCACCTAATGCCCCAGCTACTCCTTTAATTCCATCTTTTTTAAAAGCTTCACCTAATGAATTACCAAACTTACTCAATATAGATTCATTCCCTTTAACTTTTTTAGAAATATCATCTAATCCATCTACATATTCTTTATTCTTTTTATTAGCATTCCCTGTGCTCTTGGATAATTTACTTATTGACATATTAGCAGATTTAAAACTACTATCTAAATCTTTCTGTTGCTTTCCAAGCTTACCTAAAGTTGATTGAGTTCCATTAACTTCATTATCTAACTTACTTAGTGCATTTACATTTTCCAATATACCTTTTTCTAGTTTACCTAAGCTTGATGAATAGCCATCTTTTATTTGTATGGTTTTAGAAACGATATTACCTGCCAATTCCTATCACCTCCTTCACAACATCATGCAATAATTGCTTATCTTCTTCCTGCTTTAATTTTATTGATGCCATATAAAATTCTTTTACATTCAAAGGAAGATTAATAATCTTATCTGGTTCAAAACCTTTTTGCAAATAATAATGCGCCAAATATAAGTTATTATCTTCCCTTATTAGTTTTTTATATTATCTAAAACTCTAGTTACACCGCTTGATAGGTCGACTCCACTAATATTAATTATTTCGTTTGCTATTGCTCTAATTGTTTCCTTTTTCTTAAATACTTTTTTCACTATTCCAAAAGGGTCATCTGAGCAATCATAAGCCTTTAATAATTCTTCACTTTTTAAACTAGGATTAGAAACACAATAATATATCAATCTTTCTTCAGCAGATACTTTATCGTCTGCCCTATCAATACATTCTCTAACAAAATCTTCATCTGTTGATACAATCTCTATATCATCATCTAGAGACTTTATATGTAATTTCTCTTTAACCTCTTTTTGCTTCTCTGCTGGTTTTAATATATCTTTTTTATCTTTAATTAATTTTTCAATTGTTAACATGATATTACCTCCTAATCAATTGTGTCTAAGAAATTAGCGGAACTTGGGTCAAAACCATAAGAATAAGAACGTTCTAATATTTTATCCTGTTCCCAATCAGCTAAAACTAATTCATTTAGCCAAGCAGTTCCAATATTTATTTTTTCAATCTGTCCATTAACCTGATCCTTATCTTCAGAACTTGAAGTTATTTTAAATACAACATCCTCACCATTTTTATAACTGTTTAACATATCATTCATGCCTCGAGTATAAACATGGTATAAAACAAAGGTTCCTTCGCCACTCATATCTTTTAGCTTGGAACCTTTTTTAAATGATTTATTAAATTTAACATCTTCTCTATCTATTTTTATAGTGGCAGAAAAACTTTTTACCTCACCAATTTCTTCATTATTCCACCACAGCTTGCAGAACCTACCGTTAATAACGTTTTTATATTCAATTGCCATTTTATATTCCCCCAATCCTAGTAATATAGATTTAATGTGATATCTTCAACAGAATCGGCAAAAGTAACCTGTCCAGTTAAAAATACAAATGAATCTGTAGGATATCTTAATACATCTATATCTTTCATATTTGTAGTATCAATGCCTAATTCTTTTTCTATATAGTCCCTTTGAGAATTTAAATCTAGTTTTACTAAGTTAGTTCCATCAGGATTTAAGACTCCTTGAGTTGTCATGCTTTCTAGATAAGTATTAATATCAGATACTAGTAACGCTTTATTATCATAATTGTTATCAACTTTTCCAACATATTGATCTTGAAAAACACTATATATATCAGATTTTATTAGATCTGCACCCTCTACTATTTTTATTTTCTTTAATGCTGCTTTCTTCTCACCTGTTAATGTTTTAAGACTAGTTACAGCTCTAGATAATTTAATTTTATCTCCATCATTTATTAAAAATACTTCTCCATTATCGGTTGCTGTATCTTTATTAGTTTTTTCATTTACTTTAGTTACCTTATTAAAAACATAATAAGTAGCACTTTCTGTTAAAGGTGTGGTTGCAAAAGCACATGCCAAGTCTACTGTAAACAACTCAGGTGTTACATCCACACCACTTTCTTCTATTCCATCTGAAGTGAAGTTTATAACATATTCTAAATCTGCATCTTCATTTACTAAAACTACTTTACTCATTATATTATTTAATCTTTGAGCTTCTATAAACGAAATAGCTTTTGCATTATCTCCAGTAACTGCATATGGTAAAGCTAAGAAATCCAATTTAGTAGTTTTTATTAGATTCAAAGCATTTGCTAAATCATCTTCAGCCATTTTGCTTACTACAATTAATTTATTTACTCCATATTCATTAAAGCACATTTTTAACAATGCTAAATTACTAGCAGAATATGCTTCAGTTATTTGAGAAACTCTACTATATATATGTGCTCCTGATACAGTTGTATCATTGATAATAAGCGCTACCACACCTTTTAAACTTCTAGATTTGGCAGATTCGCCAAGCTTCTTAAAATTTATAATTAATTCTGGCATTCCCATTATATAAATCAGTCCTTTCTATTCATCTAAATATTTTTTAATTTCAAGCTTTCCATCTTATCATAATCCTTTGGTTTATCATCATAATATTCGTAATTAAGGTCATCAAAATAATCCAAAGTAAAATTACAACTTATGAAATCATCATTTTCTATAAAATCCAAGTCTCCTATAGTCAGATATCTATCACCCACATTTAACTTTTCACTAAATATATTTTCAAAAGTATCCATTATGTTTAAGTTATTTTCATGAGACATAATATCTGTTTTATAAGTAATTGTTACATTCAACAATTTGTTCTTGTTGTATTGATAATTATAAGTTTTTAATGGTCTTACATTTATAAAAATCGTTTCTCCTGTAACATCGCTTTTATTTTGTTCATCTTTGATTTTAAAAGATGGAATATTATTATAGAACTTATCTATGATTGCCTGTTGTATATCTATATTTTTCATTAACTCCACCCCTCAAAAACTTTATTTAATCTATTTTCTACCTTTTTATCTAATTCCTTATTTGCTACAGTTATAGAATCTCTTAAAACATGTTTACCTTCTACAAATGATTTAACTAATCTTTTACCGATAGCTGGAATATACTTTCCTATTTCTTGACTATGTCCTTCTTCATAAGCTTCTGCATATTCTAAATCACTACCTAATTCCACACTCATATTATTACTATTAACAACTACCTCACTATGAGTCCACGACCTACGTAAATTCCCTGTCACAACATCGGTACGAGACTGTGTCTCTGCAATTGCTTCTGTTGCTGTTTCTTCTAAATCTTCCATTAATCCCTCATCTAGTTCAGCTTTTAAATTTTTAATTTCCTTTAACAAATCTTCAAAACTAGCCATTTAAATTCACCTTAGTCTCTAATAACATAGTAGTTAAATGGTCATCCCAGTCTAATGGCTCACCTTGAACTGAATATTGCTTTTTATTATAAACAATAATTGAATCCTCTTTTATTTGTGAGATTATATCAGAAAACATTCTTTTCGTTGTTACAACATCATATCCATAGTCATGCTTTGCTCTTTCACTAGAATAAGGTTGCATACTAACTAAGATTGGTTCTTCAGTTTCATATAATACATAGCGATTTTTAGTAGTATGTTTTATAGGGTCTGTATATTCTTCATATGTGTAAATTTGAATTTCTTTATTGTAAAGACAACTACTCATTAGAAATACCTCAAACAACGCTTTCCTACTATAAACTTGACGCTATCATCTACAACACTATAACCATCTTTAAATGTTCTACTTTCATCTCCAACAGTTTCTGAACTTATATTTCTATCCACTTTTAAAGATTTTTTAATATTTTCTATAACTATAGAAATTGCTAAAGGATATAAGGTTTTTATTTCATCTTCTGTATAATCTTTATTTTTATAATCAATAATAGCTTGAATCGCCATTTGTTCATATTGTTCATTTGTAAAACTCATAAATTCTCATTCCTTTCATTACATAAAATTAGGCAGGTAAGAAATAAAACCTACCTACCTAATATACTAGCCTTGTGGTTGAGCATCTTTAATATTTACATAAATACCATTTACTTTGTTATCTAATACCCAAATGTCATGGTATTTTCTATAATCTATAGACCAACCATCAAATAATTGATTTATTGAAGGATCAAAGATTCTGAAATTATCTGTTTTAGAAACTGCTATCGGAACCTCTTGTGCCACCAATACAAAATTCATTGCTAAACCATCAGTAGCCTTAACAAATCCACCTGCTTCTTGACCTGCTGTTTCACCATCTAACAAATCAAATTTGGTATACATTAAATTAGAACTTGTTGGAACTAATGGAACTCCGTCAATTGATGTAACTTGAGTATTTACACCGCCTACAGTAAAAGTCATAGATGTAAATTGTCCCGCTAATCCTTTTTCCACTTCATTTTTAAAAGTATAAGAACAATGACATACTAATCCACCAGTAAATCCTTTATCCCTTAAATTTGTAATTGCATTTTTTAGTTTTTCTAAAGCTGTTGATTTTGCTGGCACATATCCATATTCAACACTAGTATTAGTAATTGCTTTTGTTGCTAAAGTTGAAAGTCTAAAAGCATCTATTTCTGGAGCAACTTTTGTTCTTTGGAATTCTGACATTATTGTTCCTGCTGTTAAAACAAATCCAGTTTCATCAACATCATTCCTATCGATATTGAATTTTCTACCTCTATCATAGTTCATTTGCATAGTTTCATACTCAAAAGTCACTGCACCATTTTTAAAACCATTTGTTCTATCATAGTTTCCTAATCCATCCATAACTAGCTTAGGAATTTTTATTTCTTTACCACCATTATATTTTACTTGTCCTGCATTTGCTTCCATCCAACCAGTTACCGACTGGTTTACCATTGTTTTATCTAAATTTGTTTGAAATAATTTTGCGTATTCTATTGTATTCGCCATATGTATTACCTCTTTCTTTTTATAAATTATTATTTTTAAACATAATAAAAAGACGATAATAAGGTTCAATTAATCGTTTCCTATACACCTATTTATCATCTTTAAATTAATTAATATTTATTTAGATACTCCCATAACTTCATTTAATTGAGCAACTAAACTATCATCTTTGATATCTTGACTTGGTGGCGTATATGCACTTTCGCCAAATCTTGTTTTAACACCTTTTTGTACTTGAGAGTTTATGATGTTACTAATCTTTTCTATATTTTTATTTGTAGTATCTTCATCTTGACCTAATACAAAATCAATTAATTCAGGATTAAGTCCTTGCTCTCCTAGAACTTTCACATATTTAGAGCTTAATTTTTCTCTAGCATTTTCAGTTTTCATTTTTTCAAACTCTTTTTGTAAATCTTCATATTTTATTTGATCTTCTGTCTTACCAACATTGCTTCTTTTTTTAATTTCTTCCTCGACTAATTGAGGAAACTTTTCAGCCATAAACTTTTCATCATGTGTATTTATAGCTTTTGAAATAGCTGAATCAACGCTAGATGTATAATATCCCTTAACTTCTTTATTGTTAGCTAACAAATTTTTAAAATCTTCTGCTGATATATTGTTTATATCACTTAAAGATTTTGCAAAACCTTTAAATTCTTCATTATCTTTTAAAACATTGAGTACATTATCTTCATCCCCTAATGTTTCTATTAATTTACTTATGTCTATCTTTTTCATAAAATATCACTTCTCCTTCTGCCCCACACAGTATATAATCCCATATAGTGCATATATTTTTCCACATAAAAATAAGCCCTAATTTCTTAAGACTCTTGATTATTTTGCCATTCTTCAAAAGTTGTCCAATTAATTTTTTGCTTTGCTTCATTGTCTAATCGCATTTTGGGTTTCCAATCAGCACTCGGTAAAGATACATAAACACACCTGTCGAATGGATGTTGAGGGATTGAAACAGGTTTTTGGTCTACGAGGTAGACCTTACCATCAAATCTCTTGCATTTATCGCAAACATGACTATCTAGTGCACTCATATACATAGTATATTTTATTCCATGAGCATTTTGCCATTCGTGATTAACGCTCTCTTGAACCCTACAAACATTATCTTGTACTAATCTTCTAGTCTCATATAAATTAGTATCGAATCTACTCCTTAATACAGTTTCAATTTTATTTACATTGGTCTTTCCTTTTAAGAAATTATTAACTTCACTTAGCAATATTTTATAAATCTCATTTTTATTATCATGAAGCCTATCACTCCATATTTTTTTATCAATTTTAGTATTAATAATTTCATTTAAAACCTTATCTGTAACATGAGATACCTTAAAACTAGTACCAAGACTTAATATATAATTATTAGTGCTATGTTTAGCCTGTCCAACCTCTATTAAAGTTCTTTTAATTAAACCCTTTTCCAATCTTATTTCATCTTGTATGTTATCTTGAATCAATCTACCAATTTGATTTAATATAGATTGCTGTTGTATATAAGATATAGATAATTTATCATTTTTAATATTATATTGAAGTAGTATTTTTCCTATCTCATTAAGCAAACTATCTCTATTTTTATTTTGAGTTATATACGCCTTTTTCATTGTATCTTCGCTATTACTATAAATCTGCTCTGCAAAATATAATGTTAGCTGCTTAAAAATTTCTTCCCTAGTCATTATTAAGCACCAACTTTAGTATTTTCCTCTTCTTGAGGATCGTCAATTAAGTTATTTATATCACCAACTCCAGACATCTCAGCTTCTGCTATTTCTTTCTTTTCTGCTAACATCTTTTCAAATGCACGTCTGCCGTTTTGAACAAATGATAATTGATTTAATCCATCTTCAATGGACAATTTATCTGATAATTGAGAAATAATATTAGCCATTGAAACATCATCGTTAGGGACATTCATAAACTGAATTATATTAATATCTCTATAATCATAATCTTTATTATCTAATGCATTTACATATTTAAATAATATTCTCAATCTATTTTTTATAGCATCAGCCAGACATTTTTGTTCTAAACCTATTTTATTTCTAAGATTAATAATTCTACTTAAAATAGCTACTGAGCTAGTATTACTTTGAAGCTGTTCATTACTATTTATTGCCTGAGCAACTTGATACAATATATCAATTAATTTTTCTGTTAGATTTTTTACATATTCAGGATTTGCATTCTTAGTTATAAAATCGATATCTCCACCCTCTGGCAATTCAAATATCTTTAATTTTTTAACTTTTTCTGCAAATTCTTCATTAATTTCAACCCCTTTTGATTTAAAATATGCATCTCTGAAGTCTGACTCATTGTTTACCCAATTTGATAATACAATTTCAATACAATCTTGTAGTTCCTTTATATCACTAAACATAGTACCTATAATATCATCATCTAGTTGCGCAACAGAAACTGGAACACCTAAACCAGTAGGTTTTATGTAGTCAATTCTTTCATCAAAACTATTTTTAAATTTATAAATACCGTCATCACAATAGCAGTCGAAATATAAATCTTGATCGTTAAGTTCCTTTTTATAAAAATATAAAAACATCTCAACCTCACCTTCATCATTACAATAACTAATAGAATTAAGTGGATTAGATGTTTTAAATTTTAAATATTGATTTTTGTCTTTATCCTCATATATATACGCTAATTCATAAGCTCTACCAAAGATCAGCATTTGTTTCATAAGATTACTATCTAATGTTGACTTCTGTATTCTTATATTTTTTTCTAATACTTCTATACACTTTGAGTCATTATTTGAATGAGTATATTGAATAGGAACTCCAGTACCGAATGCAACATGTTCATTTATAAATTTCTTTATATAGTTTACTTTAGCCGTTTGATTCTTTCCAAAGCTCGCATAAGGATAGGCTGTATCTATTTTAGTTTCTCCTGCATAATAATCCCACATTTCTTTATATGTACTTTTTAAACTTTCATATTTATCTTTTAATTTTTGTGCTGTTACTTTATCGAAATTCAATTGTATATCACCTCTTTCTTATACTTAATTTATGCCAAATATTTTTTTATCTAATAATCGCAAAGTGCCTTTCTTTTTAACTACATCAAGCCTTATTAAATTTTCTGCTAAGCAATCTGGCATATCATCATGTATAGACTTAGCACCAACATAATTTTTAATTTGTTCTATAGCTTCTACATCTTCTTCATTGAAATATACTTTCCCTAAATTCACTTCTCCACAAATGCTATCAATTTTGTCAAATTTATTAGCACGTTGCATTGTATTTTCAAATTCTATCCTTCTATATTTCAATATTGGATCTTTCTTTATTATTTGTTTAATATTATCTAGATCAAATCCCATATATAGATTTTTTTCAATCCAGCAATATGTAATATCAGGATATAATTTTAATAACTCAATGGTTTTATTTATATAATTTTTTCTATCGAGTCTTTCAACTACAGCTTTTCTAATATATTTAATATTATTAATCCCTTTAGAACCTATACAAAAGGCTGTATAATCGGCTGTTTTACTTAAAGAATTAGCAGGATCAATAGTTAAGATAGTATTAACGAAATCATGATTCTCAATCTCTTCTGCTTTTTCTGTAAGGATTGTCTTAAATCTTGTTTCACCTTGACATGAAGTATCCCCTTGGACTTCTTGTTTAAATGAAACTGGATTTTCATAATAACTGATTGCCATATCTAAACAATCCCAAAATGATTGCCATAATAGTGGAAATTGCATTTCTTCTTTATGTTGAAAATAAAACTCCTTAGAATAATCTAATGCATTATCGCCATATTCTTTTCTATTAAATAGTATTTTTCTAAACTCTTCCCACAGACCAGTTAAAAAATACGTGTCTATATCATCTAGCAAGACTCCTTTTTCATGACGAACTTTCCATGTTGGTAGTTTTCTTAACCTATTATAAAAGCAATCCTCATTTTGAACAGTTCCAACTGCTATCATGGTACAGTTATTCTTTTGAATTGCAAACTTAACATCATCGTTAAATATTTTCCATTTTTTGTTACGTTGATCTAAAGTTGCTACTTCTTCATCTTTCTGATAATCATCTAATAATAACAATTCTATTCTTTTGTTATTATAAGTTTTACCTCGAAGCGTACTCGAAGCTGATATACTCTGCATCATTGTTTTATTGCACAACTCTACCTTTTCAGCATTAGATATACATTTTTTGGTATTGTATAACTCTCCAAAAGATTGTTCTATTCTTTTATTACCATCTAAAGCTATCTTAATATTTTTTATGAAAGATTGTGCAGTATCCCCAACCGCACTTGCAATAACTGTATATGATTTTAATTTATATGTACTACACCATAAACTAACACCGAGGGATATAAAAGTGCTTTTTCCAGTCCCTCTAGGAAGCAAATATTCTAATTTATCATCAGTTTTATTTAATATAGCATTTTGCAATTCTTCCCATATCTCAGAATGAATTGGAGCTAAATCTGCTTTATCTTCTCCAACATATATAGGATACAAAAACCATAGGCAGAAAAATTCTAATGAATAAAAGCCTAGTTTCCAAGCATATCCATGATAATTAAAAAGATTATTTTCATTCTTCTTGATCAGTTTTTTAGTTTTTTCTTTAGCTTGTTCTTGATTGTTACCCTTTTTCAATAAATATTTATATGTATATTCTGCAATTAACTTTTTACCATATTCTTCTTCAGTAGAATATTTTCTACCCTTGTACACTATCAACTTATCACCTCCTATTCTTAGATTTGGCCATAAAAATAGACGGTACAGAAACTCTACCGTCATTAATTATGTAAAAATATTAAAAAGCTGAAAATTTGCTAAAAAATTTATATAGTCAGTCGATGAAAAAATTTACATTTTCAAAAATAGAATACTACCCCTTAATTAATTTCAACAAGGTATATTGGGAAATAATTTTATAAATATACTAAACGTTATTTCGCTAAACAAAAATTTAGTAGAATAATTTCATAATTCAAAATCAAATCAAACCTCACAACAAAGCCATTTATCGCAATTTTGCTTTTTCGCTTATATTTTATGCATAATATTTTATTCATTATTATGTATATTTTTATAATTTATACATAATAATTGTATAGTTATTCTAATAAATTCATTAATAAATAACTTAATTTTAGGGAAATAATTTAATTATTATTTAGCTTTTTACTCTCTAAGTTAATCACATTATCCTCACTGATTTCATTATCTATTTCATCAATCATATAATCTAAATCATTATCATTTATAGTTGTCTGTTCCTTGTTCTCTGTTACGTCTTGAGTCTTATTCGTTGGAGTTCCAAGTATTCTATTGATCAAATATACAAGACAATCTTTACGAGTGTTTTCGTTTTCTGATGTTAAAGCAATATTCTCTAATTCATTAACATAAGTATTCAATTTATTTTGTAATCTGTTTTGCCCCTGAGTTCTAATTTCCTGTAAGCGTTTGTCTATTACCGCCTTATACTCATCATCTTCAAGTAATTTATATATTGTTGGTCTACTAACTCCAGTAATCTTATTTATATTAACAATACTCTCACCTTCAAGATATAAATCAATTACTCTTTCATAACGTTCATCATTCTTTTTCATACTCCCACCTCCATTAACAAATTTACATTTCTCTGTCAAGCATTTATACTTTACAGCAAATTAACTAACCCTAGCTGTTTTTCCGTCCATATTTAGATTAACGTTTTTCTTGATAAAGAAACTATTAAATGCACCTATAAACATTAATCCGAAAACAATAATATTTAATACTGATAAAAATTTGTCCATTTCAATCCCTCCTAAATCAAAATTTAGATAAAATAAAAAGAGTACATTTCTGCACTCTCTAAATTATTGATTCTATCGTCTTATTTATTTCCTTTTCTAATTCATCTAACATACCACATATACTTAAAATAAACTTATCCATTATATTAATAAACTTTGCTCCATCTTTTTCTAATATGTATTCTTTAAGTACTTCTGGAACTAATTCATCAGGATAACAATAATTAAAATATATTGAATGACTCAAACATAGCATCATTTTGTCTATTTTATCATAATCAATATTAAAGTCAGTAATTAAGCATTTGTTAGCATTCAATTTTACTTTAATTTTTCTGCATTCCTCTTCCACTTCAACTAATTTTTCAGCTAAAACTTTTATATCTATTTTCTGTCTAAAATATTTATGAATCTCTATATCTAATATTGCAAGTTGTCTTGAATAGTCAACCATAGATGATCTAATTTCAGATAAAGCCTTCACTTTAAGTTCTTTCTTTAATGCTATTTGCTGTTGCTTTAATTGAAATTCCTGTTGTTTTTTATTTATCATTAATGTTATAAATGATGTCAAGATTAGTACACTTAACGGAATTATAATTGTCGATACAATTTCTAATGCAGTATTTCCTCTTAAATCCTTAATAGCATCTATTAATTGATTCATTTGATCTTCGTTCATAATAACCACCATCCCTAATACAATTATATGAAAGTGGAATAATTATGTATATAAAAGAATCCTAAATTAATAGAGTTCTTAATTATTCTATGTATTAATTTTCTGACACTTCTTTTATGGCTTCTCTTAAATCTTCTAATGCAATAGCCATTTCACATATTTTTTTATGTTCATGATTATCATTTTCTGTCATAACATCTAACATAATAAAATTCTTATCTCCTACTTCTGATACACCATGCAACTTTAGATATCTTGATGATATTTGACAAGGTACATATCCTTTTCCCATTTCATTCTTTTTTCGTATAGAATAAGCAATTGGCAATTTCACAACTTTATCCATTTTATCATCCTCCCATATAATATAATTATACAGAAGTTAACAAAACATTTCTATAAATCACTAACGAATCATCTCCTACATTATACATTTTATCTTCTATATTATATATCTCTAACTTATTATTATTAATTCTACACATTCTGTTGCTTAACATAATTAAATTGGCAAATTCTATTGTAAAGTTATTTTCAATTATTCCTTGGGCATTCTGACCATTTCCTATTTTAATTTTTATAGTTTTCATGATTTATTCACCTCATTAAATTATTTGCATAATAAAATAAGTTTAATCAAAAAAATAATTATTCTAATCTATGTTCTCTATAACACTCAATAATTTCTCTGCAATATCCTTATTACAACGTGAAAGTATAACACTGCTTCTGCCCTGAGATATGACAATCCTATTACAGCTTGGACAATATAAAGAATTATAAAGCCCCTCAATAAAGAATTTTATCAATGTACTATCTGAATTAATGACTTGTAATAATCTGCCTTCAGGATAATATCCATTTTTTAAGCATTTATTATAAGCTTTCTGTAAGCTTTTATTTTTGTGGATTCCTTTTTCTAGGCTTTTTATATGTTCATTTATTCTCCTAGTGTAATTATCTGTAACACCTATATATAAACATTTATCACTATTGTTTGGATCAAAAAAACCATATACATTAATCATTACATTTCACCGACTTAGAATCCCATATATCTTTTGCTGTATTTATTAAAATATATAGTATCAAAAGAATACAAGTAAATTTTAAATTAGCACTATCGTCCATAAAAACTTTTTCTAACAGACTTATCCACAGTATAAAGCTTGCAATATTTATATATCTTGTTAATGCCTCTTCATCCATTTATATTTACTCCTTAAATTATTTTATTTATCTCTGTTGATTTAAAAGGAATAAATGTTTATAATTAAAAGTGCGAAGATTAAAAATAAACATTTATCCAAATATACATACCCTAATCCGTTATAGATACTTGATAATTTATCAAAGCTATATAGAGATTTGTGGGTATTTTTTCTTTATATTCATTTGCTTTATCTTTTATGAATTTCTCTTTATGTGGCTTATACCCTTTATAAAATGCATCTTCTGGTGTATTGTATGTTCCAATATATTCTTTACTTTCTCTAGTTCCACCACTACAATTAGCTACAAATTTCCCTCTAACCTCATGCACTCCAATTGGATACTTGCCCCTATCATTTTTTCTTTTAGTCATTAATGAATTAATTGAATGTGGCACAAATATACACGTACTGGGGCTATATATTTTATTCCCCTTATGTAAAATATCCTTGTCCAATTCCATTCTTTCTTCATCAATTTCATAATAATTTTCTATGTACCATTTTTTAAAATTACCATATGTAAGCCACTCATCACAGACTATACAATCTTTATATGTTGGATATTTTTCTTGTAATTTTTCACTATAACATCTTCTAAGCATATCCACCCAAGTTCGATATACCTTATCATCATCTATAATAGGCTCCAATCCAATGATTCCAACTCCAAAAACACTTGGATACAATCTACTTTTTATATTTCCATTTTTGAATTGTTGATATGTACAGTTTACTAACTCCTTAGTTTCTTTAAACTGTATCCAAATATCAGTGCTACCATTGTATTCCACAATATAAGCCATTTGCCCACAATTCATTACTCTAGTTTCTCCAATTCTTTGTAGTGACTTTCTTTTGGACTTCTCCTTTTTTTCTTCCTTTGTTAGTGTTAATAACACGTTATTTTGTTGTTGTAATTGTAATTTTTCCATTAAAATTCTCCTCCCGCTTTAAAGTGGCTACACTATAATTTTTTTTAATTATTTTTAATTTTCACATTGACCATCTATATATTTTCATATATAATAATATTGTGGAATTTTATAATAATTTTTAAATAAAAAAAATATATAATAAAAGATGATACACATAAGTGCACCACCTCATATTAACAATTACATAAGATATCTTTTAATTTCTTTTCAGCATTTAACATCTCATCAATTCTCTCGCTTATACTTATTTCTAATAACTCCAATGATTTCTTACAGCTATCTATAGTATTTCTATTTTCTTCACTATCTTCTAATTCAGATAAAGTGTCCAAATAATCTTCCAGTGCTTGCTCTGTATCTAAAAGAGATTGAAAATTTAATTGCTTCAAATCTTCAATGATTTCTCTATCCGATCTGCTATGTAATCTATTTTCTAATTCATATGCTTCGGTATATGTTAATTCTCCACGAACCATTTTAGTTACCATTTCTTTATTGCTCATTATTAAGCCACCTTCCTTAATCTGCTAACAATTTGATTTACAGCCATACTTATATTTGTATATGAATCAATTTCAATATCAAATTTATCAGTTATATAGCTGCTGTCATTACTGCTCTTCATAATAATTAATTTATTATCTATATGGCTAATTCCAACATTCTTAATATTAAATTCATTTAGTCTTTTAAATGCAGCTTCTTTTATATCTTCAATCTTCCAATTTTCAACTAAGCAATTTAACACATAGTAGAGCCTAGAAATAAACACTTTATAATGTTCTATCTGACTTTCTATCAATTTACTATTTCTATATCTTTCAGAAATCTCTCTAGCTATTTCTAATACTTTATCTTCTTTTCCACGCTCTAACCATAAATTTGTAGACATATGCTTTCTAGAGTACCAACCTTTATTCGATTTAAGGCAATTATTTCTCCAATTGATTTCATTGTTATAGATATAATTTATAAATCCTTTTAAAATATCTTTAATGCATGTTACATCTGATGGAATTGTTATAACATAATTACAGTTTTCACATTCAATTTCATCATAAATTCTTAGTTCAATATCTTTATTTTTGTTCAATTTAAGTACATAACCCCATGCATCACCATTCTCAATTTCATACTGTTCATAATCATTCATTACCTCAGATATGTTCTTTAGTAGTTCTTTAATTTCTTTGCTCGCTAATTTACTCATTTTAAATTCTCCTTCCTGCTTTTCAGATAAAGCATAACCATAATATTTTTAATTAAGTAATTCCGTAAGAGTCACCAATAATCATCTATTGGTTTGGATAATTAAATAGACAGAATACAATTAAGTAATCTGTCTCTAAACAAAATAAATTATATAAAAGAAGGAATTAGACAGTTATACTGCCTATTTAAATATCCAATTAGAAAATAATAAAATAACGATATACTTTTTTTCTTCTGTAAATTTCACATATAATATATTTTATTTATCATTTTCCATAAAAAGGGGAAGTGTAGGCAGAGCCGAAACGACCTTATCTATTATAATTAAGTTAATAAATAGGTTAATCAAAAATCATTAATATCTAATTCATTTTATAAATATTAAACGTTCTTTTAGGGGTAGTCCTCTTATTTTTATTTGTAAGTGTCATAACGGTTCACATTTGTTCACCTATTCCACTAACAGCCTAAGAAATAATTCACCTTGCTACCCCTAAGCCACTAGGCAAAACCCCAAGGATTGATTAATTTTTCATTTTATCTAAATATATATTAACTATTATTAATCAACTTATTTTTTTGGGTGGGTTCTTCTAATAATAATTCTATTAGAGAATCCCACCCATTTTATATTTACTAAGCAACATATGAACCATTTTTATCTCCCTTATGTTCATCAAACCAATTCTTTATATATGTGTTACTTTTTTTACATTCTTTTATTTGATTTCTGTTAAGTCCACTTAATTCTATTATATCTTTCATTTTAACAACTGTACCTTTTTCTAATCCTTTTAAACATTCTTTCAATATTTGTGGATTTGTTTTTTCTTTCCCATTAAGTGGCTTACGATTATCTGTTTTAAATTCTTCAAAAATCTCAGGCAAAAAAGTAAATTTTGTAGCATTTAATCTATCACATAGCCTGTTTATATATTCAAAATATGAATTTCCTGCAATAACATATACATTGCAAATACTTTCATTAGAAAAATGCCTACACTTTATTCTCATAATATTTTGTTCAGAATCAACAATAATTTTACTTCTCATTATGTGATTCATTAATAACTCTTTAAACATTCCTTTATCAGCACCTGTTGATTCAACTGCTAATAATTCATCAATTTTATTTTTTATTTCTTCCTCAGTAGACTCATTCCATTTGAAACCACTCTTTAAATTTCTATGCATATTTATGTACAAATAAGTTAATAAATATACTGTATCAGCTTGTCTATTAAATCCAACATGAACCATTGTGTCTTTATCATTCCAATCGTTTTTTCCTTTAATCGCCCCATAATATGCAACATCTTTAGTATTTAATTGACTTACAAACTTCTGATATAATCCTTTTTTCTTTCCATATGTAGATACGAATACATCTTCTCCACATGTTTCATTAATGAATTTGCATACTGCTTCAATAGCTTTAGGATTATTTTTCAATACTCTTTGACTAGCAGTAAATGGAACATGATATAAATTTATGTCTGATTTTTCTTTTTTGTCATCTATTGGAACATACCTAAATAAATCTTTATCAATAGTATAATCAATATCAAAAAATGCAGTAGCATCTAATACGAAATATTTACATTTATCCAAATCAAACTTGTCCGAATTATCATTTAGCACAATTAATTGTCTAGTATTATCTTGGTCTTCATCTTTTTTGTTTACAAATAAACAACCTTCTGAATAAATTCTTTGTACTATTTTAACTTTTTCAAATATATATCTACTGACATTATTAGCTAATACTTCAAAGAATTTTTTATCAGCATCAGCATTAATTAATAATGTTTCTTTAGATTTTTTAATCCACATAGTATCATATTGACTCGAATAATTTTTTCTAATGTAACTCAAATCTGAATATATTTTTTCAAAAGTTTCTAATAAATAATCTTTATCAGTACCTTCACGGCAACAATCTAATGCAATTTTAATTTCAGATAAAAATTTTTCGTTTACGATATCTTCATTTGTCAACATAGGTTTTTCATCTATAAACGCAACTTCTCTTTTTCCTTTAGCCCATATATACATAAATTGTCTCTCTTCTGCACTCATTTTAAAATACTTTTGAGTTGTTATTAATAATACTGGATATTTAAATTGTTCTTGTATTTTATCTTTAAAACTTATCCTACAATTAGTTTCTATTTCTTCCTCGCTAACACCTTTAAATAGATAACATCTATCTATCAACCCTTCTGTTTGCATAATTTCTTCTAATCTGTAAAGATTATCTGTTATCACTATTGCTCCATATGGTTCAAGTTGGTCATTTCTTGGAACCTTACCAATAAATCTATAATTATTAACTAAGTTATTTAATAATGCTTTAATTATCACAGATTTACCCATTCCACACCTAGCGACAATTACATCAACTTTATCTTGATATCTATTGTTATAAACTTCATTAGTTAATTCTTCTGCAAATTTCAATTGTTTTTCATGAGCATCTATTATCGTTTTTTTATATTGTATCACTGTATTTTTAATTTTAAATTCTTTTACTTTTTTGTTTATATCCATTCTCAATCACCATCCTTCATCCTTAGTTTATTAGTTATGAAACTTTGCTAAAGCTTCAAATAATCTTTTGTTTTTAGTGTATTTAAATGTTTTTACGCCATTAATATCTTTATCAAATGCTGGCTGTATTCCAACTGATTCTAAATAATCTACTTCTTTAAGCCATTGTGTAGCATATTCTTTATCATATTTAACTTTTTGTTCCATAATAATCATCATTCCTTCCTTAATTTCAATTTCCATAAAAAGTGGGAAAGTGGCTGGAAGCCACGAACCCTACTAGCAATTAATATAAATACCAAAAGATTTTTTACTTATTGCAAATTCATCAGTTTTCTTTTTACGCATGAATCCTGCAATAGTTATAGTTTTATTCCCATTTTCTAATATTTTATTTAATTCTTTTGTATATTTTAGGTCTGCTGATTTTATTCCTATTTTAGATAATCCTTCCTCAGTTATATCTAATTCATAAAATTTATTAATATCTATTAAAGATTCTTTTATTTTGTTAGTAATATCAATTATTACCTGCTCTTTTTCTTCCTCTGATACACTATCTGCCACCATAAATCTTAATTCTTTTACTTGTCCAAATTCTATTTTTTTATTTATTGATAAACTGTCAGCTATAGAATCTGAATAATTCATTAATTTTTCAGTTTTCTTATAATGTTGATACATAAATTCAATTTCACCATCTAAATTTAATTCATATGTAGACTTTAAGCTTGGACATAATTGATCTATTTTAATAAAAACATCCAAGTAAGTATTTATTAAAAAATCTTCTGAACAATGTTCTAGTCTACTAATAGCGTATCCTATTGCAACTAAATCATTATCTATTTCTTTCTTTAATTCTGTTGCCTGTTCTTCTGCTCTAATATCATTTTCTCTTAGCATTTCTCTATATTTTTTATAATCTGTTTTCGTAAGTTCCTGTGCTAAATCTTTATACTCTGAATATTCTGCATAATGGTTAGATAATCTATCAAATGCAATTTTCTCATGATCTAAATTATATTGAATATTAGCATCCTTAAAAGATTTTTCTAAATACTTTTGCAATATTATAGCTTTATTACCAAAACTTTTTTGGTGCTTTTCCAATACATCCAATAAATTTTTTTGAACTTTCTCAGCAAACTTATCCATTATTGAATAAGCATGAGATGAAAATTTTTCCGTTCCACGTCTATTAGCCTTGTGAGCATTATATCTATTCTTTTTGTACTGTAAGAAATATGGTTTATATATCACTCCATTGTCTTGTCTATAAATACTATCAACTGCTTCAGTATAAAGTTTTGGGTTTATAACATTCATAGTTTTAGGCGAGTCAATTGTAAGCGATGAACAATATAACAATGAATATATTTCCTTTTCATGTTCTTTAAATTGTTGCTTAATTTTATCTCTTACAATCTCGTTGTATTCTTCAGATAGTGAGTTTGTATAAGCAAGTATTTCATTTTCTATCATTTCTTCAATGTTTTTATCTACAATATCTCTAATTTCATTTCTGGTCTTATTATCATTAATATTATCTACATTATTTTCTATTAAAATATCTTTTATATCATCCTTGTTATAGAATTTATGATTTTTTAAAGAAAAAAATGTTGGAAGTGTTTGAGATTTTGAGTTAGGACTTGTCGCTAAAATAGATATGCTTCCTATCATGTTTCCACTTGGTTTATATGTACATTCAAATATTCCTTCTGCGTTAAATAATTGTGGCACTTTTTCGCCATCAGCAAGGAAGAAAAATGGTTTTTCTGTTTCTATAACCGCATTTCTAATTATTGGACTATCTATCACAGTTACAGAGTCGCCGTCAAAATCACTTGAGCCAATTTCTGCCTGTATATTAGATTTTTGATTAAAATAAATTAACTCACTACTTTTGCATAGCCAATTATCTAGAAATACATTTCTTATAAATCCAATATTATGTATTTCTGAATAAGCCATAAGTGGATTTCTAAATATAGTTCTTACTTCTTCATTATCACATTTTCTATTATAAAACTGTCCTTCTTTAAGTCCGTTATCACCTTGTTCTCTAGTCATGGCATAATTCATATAGCTTATAGGACAAACAGCCATATAATTATAGGTAGCTTTTACATGGAACTTTCCATTTGCCATTTCTCTAACTCTCTTTTCTATTAAATATGCTATTTGTTTTTTAACATAACTTAATTTAACAGTATCTTTATTTATGTTTAAAATTGTATTAGCTCTATCTACAACATTAGTTATTTCTTCAATATCTTGCTCTAATTCTTCTTTTTCTATAATATCTAAATCTTCTGATTCTATAATCTCTTTCACTTCATTTATACAAGATTTGAAAAATAAATTAATATAATCAATATTTGCTTTAAACCTTTCATTTTCTGTTGTTTTATCGCATTCCTCAACCTTTTCAAATGGCTTAAGTAGTTTTTTATATAACTTGTAATCTTGACTTGATAATGATTCGTATTCATTTAATGTTAGTGCTAAAGCGTTCATGCACTGATAATTTAAACGTCTATAGTCTGTTAGCTTATACTCTGGTTTATTTACTTTAGTTATATAAAGTTTGTTTAATAAATTTTGTTCTGCTTCTGTAAATGTCTCAAGCATTCTGTTATATTCTTTCATCCCATATTCTTTATTAGTGAATATCAATTTTTTATTTTCACCTTCACTTGCATCATAGACTTCTTTTTTGAATAATTTAGCTAACTTTACCATGCTTTCATTCAAAAGTAGCGTATTGTCAGTAACTTCTTTCCAGTCATCAAACATATCTAATAATTCATATTTTCCATTGACTTTTCTACAATAAGCTGTGTCTTCTTTATAGAATATATCTAGGTATTTTATAATATCAAATTTAGTAACAAGTCCCTTAATTCCTAAACCATAATTCCTTATTATTGCAAAGTCAATGTCATTTCTTGTTTTATTAAATGATTGTCCTATTGCATCCATAACTGTTGGTGTTGCAATTCCACCACCATCGAATACTTCAATTTTGCCTTTGAACTCATAATCTTCCATAGAATAAGTAACTTTTTCTTTTAATACTGTACTATTCGCCTTAGATTCTACTTCTACCCATTCTTTACTAGGTTTTACTGTAGTATAAGTTTTAACTAAATTAATAGTTGCTTGTGGTAATATAATAATGTTTGGTAATTCAATTTCAGTAATCAATGTTGAAGTTGTTAGCGAAAATCTGCTTAATACATCTTTATTTACGTATATTAGTTGATTATCTAACTTATGAAATTTATCCATACTGATAATTTTACTGAACCACGACATAAAGACTTTTTTCTCTTCTCTAATAAATATAACTTCACATTTACTTTTAGATGATTGATGTTCTTGTTTCATACCACCAGTTGTTGCAAAAAATGGAACATACATTTCAGATTCTAATTCTACACCTTTATTCCACATGCTTTTTGCTTCATCATGATCGCATGGCAGCATTACTTTTATAATATCTAAAACAATCTCACCCTCATCGTATTCCTTTTTGTTATATGTTTCTAATGCTTTAATAAGAAAATTGTATTTATCTTCTTTAATATAGTTATTTTCTTCAACATTGATTACTTGATTTACTGCATTAATATTATTTTGATTTATTTTTAATATTTTAATTTGTCCCATAATTCTCTATCATCCTTTCTAAATCATATAATTTATTTTGTTTTCACTAAAAGCGAGGTGAGGTGTGGAACACCGCAACCTCCTACCCTTACACCAATTACTCTCTTATTTTAACCAATTCATTAATTTGATCATCTAAAAAAGTGAATTCTTGGATAATTTCTTCATTATAATTTCTATAACTTTTAAAAATCAAATGTATACTCACCTAACATTTGTATATACTATTTAAGTAAAATGATCTTAATTCTGTTGACATTTTGCACATTTAGAATGACCTCATAGTTTTTTTGAAAATCATTTAGCTATGAGATTATTCTAACTTTTTTGTAATTTCCAATTTTAAAACTGCACCAAAAATCACTTTTCCAACAATTTGTATTTATTTTCCAATATCGTAGATCAACCATGTCAACGCCTCACAGCTACTTGTAATTAATTAGATAACTTCTAAATTTATATGTCAAGCATTGGAATTTCAGGTATAATTCTAGCATCTTTGCCACACTTCTTCTACTAAAGGATTTTGTTTAAATCTTACTAATAGGCAGTCCCAGTTATTATTATAGCTTGGATCATCTTCATCGGTAATCATTCTTATATTCACCACATCTTTACATCTTCTAATAAATACGTCATCTATTGTTTTAATATTTTCCTCTTCTATCTCTATTTGATCTAACCTGTCTCTTATGATTATTTCTCCATCTAAGCACTCTTCGTTTAGGTATTTTCTTAGAATTATTTCTCCATCCTTCATTCTCTTACGACCCATTAGCGTTATTGTTTCGCTCTCTGTATGTACTATCAAAGTGTTTTTGTTTTTAGATTCAACTGTTGATTCATCATCCAAGCCATAACATATTATATCTGCTAGAGTCTCTATATCTTCAGATGTATAAGCACCATGATTGTTATAGAGAATTACTTTGTATTCTCCTGATATTAATCTTCCTGTAAAGTCATTGATCAAATTTTCTTTCTCTTCCATTGATTGATTTGTTTTTACTATTGTTTTCATATTGTCCCCTCCAACATATTGATTTTAAGGGTAACATATGCTACAATCATCTTGCGAGGGATGGTAGTAGCATATGTTACTGCCTTATTTTTTTAATTTGATAAGGTATTGGTTTTTTTAGCTTGTTTTACCTTATCCTCAATTATTATTGTAGTACGATTTTAGTACATAGTCAATTATTTTTCGTACATTTTAATTATTTTTCTTTTAAAACACTTGATTTCCGTACAAATATTGTATATAATATCTCTATAAATAGTAATAAGTACTTTTTTAAAGGGTGAAGATGATGATAGTTTTTAATTTAAGAGTAGAAATGGCAAAAAGAAAAATAAACATGCAACAATTAAGTGATATAACCGGAATACGTAGAGCTACTATTTCTGCTTATTTTAATGAGACATATAAAATGATAGGCAAAGAGCATTTAGATATATTATGCAGGGTTTTGCAATGTACACCAACAGATTTAATTCAATACATACCAGATGATGAATACGAATCTCAAGATTTTACTGAGTTAGCTAAAGCTTATAAAGAATATGGATATGATACTGAAGATACAAATAAATAATTCATCACACTAAAAAAGGACTTCTCAGCAATATGAGTTGTCCTTTTAAATTTTGCTTATTTACTTTTAAAAAAATCAAAATTATTACCTATTAATGTATTTATCTCATTACTGCAAAGTTCATAACCACCACATTTAGACAAGGTTCTATAGTGGTAATTTATCAATTCCTTCTAACCAATTTCAATATTTTTTGTACTATCAATTTGTACAGATATATTATTTTCATTTTTATCTTGGACTTTACATTCAGAAATGCTAATTCCTTCGCTAATTTCAATATCTATTTTATTATTAATATCTATCATTTCGTACCTTGAATAACGTCTACTTATATTTAAATTAGCACGAATATCATAACCTATTGCTATTTCATCTTCCATTGCTTTATCCTTCAAAGGATTGTTTTTTAATATAGGTTGTACGTGTATTTCTATTTTATCAAATTCGGCAATCTCTATACCTTCTATTTTTATAGATCCTTGCCCATAATCAAAAGTTACTTCTGACTTATTTCTTCTGCTGTTATATCCATTTAATATTTCATTAGTAAATTTATATTCCATAACTTTCACACCCTCTCACAAAATATATAATTACTTAATTCAACAATAAGGGATATATTCCTCTTTATTACACAAAATGTTTTTACAAAATAAGTTATAACATGTAATTCATTGTAATTCATTCATATATCTATTTTTCATTTAATCTTTATGGTAAATTTACATTTGGAGGTGTACTTATGTGGAAAGAACAGATGATAAAAGATATTGAAAAAACCAAATTTAATCCATATAAATTATTTAAAAATATAAATACAAATGAGTTTATTACTAAAGATGAATATATAGATCTAGTTTTAAATGATTTCTTAGAACATCAAAAAGAAATAATAATTTCTCTTGACGGATTAGAGATATTAAATAATATTGAGTCTAAAATCAACCATAATGTATATTACTTAAAATTTAAAGGTAAAGTTAATATCAAACTTGATTGCAAAAATGAATTAAAACAACCATTATTAACATATATTTATTGGAAATATAGGCACCCAAATTGCCCTGTAAGAGATCACGCTAATATGATTACTATAAAGAAGATATTTGGATTTACAGAAAAAGTTGAAACTATCATAACTCCAATTGTATATAATTCAACTTGTTTTATTTGTGGCGGAAAAACTACAATAAGTATTCCTTCATATATTGATAATAGAATTATTTTTAATTGTAATACCTGTAATCATACTTATCAAACTGGTTCAGATGGTAGTTATTCAAATGACCATTTAAAAAATCAATATATACTGTGTAATTGTAAATTGTGTAGTGATATAAAAAGCAGAATTCATACTAAAGGAATAGAGTGGCTTAATAATTTAGAAGAGACTTGCACTTATTTAATTAAAAACGGAAATGAGTATATCGAAACACCTAAAAATAATTACATGCAAAAAGCATATAACATATATATTGATAATCAAAATAGTGAATTGATAAAAGAGATTTTTAAATATAGACCAGATTCACTAGCAGAATTATTACATATAACTGAAATAATCTCCAATCTATATAATTATGATTATGAAAAGCTATTGGATGAATTAAAAAAATATAACATAATTTTTGATGCTAAAAAAAAGACAAACACTGATATTAAAATAATAATGGTTATGTATCTTTTAGATTTGAGATATAAAGGTTATGCTACTGAAGAAAAATTTAATGAATTTAAAAACTATATCCTTAATGGGGATTTTATGTTACATTATGAAATGGATAAATGCCTTTATAATGAAAGCGAGTATGCTATTATGGACTACGATTTCGATCCAAAGCTTTCTCATTTTTATAATATCCTAAGTGATATCAATATAAAGAAACTCGAAAATATTATTTATGAAGATTCTTTTTTTGCTAATCCATTTATTCTCAATGACTATGATAATAAATTTAAACTTATTAATTTAATTAATTCTAGGATTCAAGACTACTCTGAAAGTAGATTAGAATTTGTTTTAAACACTTTGGATTCACTAGAGAAATTTGATAATAAAATTTAACTAACAGATTAACAGAGATGATAGCTTACTTAGATGAACAGTCATCCTTTTTTATTTTTTACCACTAATTTATTCACATTAATTTAATAAGTAGTAAAGAATTATTTAATATTTATATTTTATAATAGTAATTGTAAAATAGTTAAAGCAT